TCAAACGTTCGGCTTCCGTCCGCGCCCGGCGGCAGCCTTCGGCTTACGACCGCCTTGGCCAAGTCCCATTTGCTTCGCCAAAGCCGAGCGGGCCGCTGAGTATTGGGGGCTGACCATCGGATAATCCTTCGGCAGACCCCACTTCGCCCGATACTCGTCCGGCGTCATGCCGCGCACGGTCAGGTGACGCTTGAGCGATTTGTAGGACCGGCCATCCTCAAAGCTGACGAGGCCATCCGGCTTGATCGACTTGCGGATCGCGGCGGCTGACGGGCGTTCGACCTCCTCAGCGGCTTCGACCGGTTCGCCGCCCGCGTTGGCCAGGGCCGCGTGAACGCTGGCGATCAGACCGGGAAGCCCCTCAGGCGAGATCGAATTCTTGCTCACATAGTTGGCGACGATGCCAACGGTCATGTCGAGGATGTCCGGCTCCGTGTTCATGGTCAGAAGTCCACCTTAGGGGCAGCGGCGGGCGGGGCATATCGCGGACTATCGAACTGAAATTCAGAGTTAGTAATTCGGCTTCCGAGGTGTTTCAGCGTCAGCGTCCCTTCAGCGAAGGTCCACGTCGCAATGTCGTTTTGAAGCGAGGCACCTGCCCGGTTCTGCCACGTCGCCGTTGACATACGGGGTCGCCCATATTTGGCGGTGAATGCGGTGAGCATTGTCGTGTACTCATCAGCGTCAAAGATGCCGACGACACCGTAGAGATGGCCGTTGTAATACATTTGGGAAAACGAAACGTCATCCACTCCCCCCATCTGTTGACTGAGCACCAGGCACGAGATGGAACCGTCTTCGCGCCGACGCTCGCAATTTCGCCCGGATAGGTCCACGACCTGTGACGGCGTTTCGCCTCTAAAATCGAACGATGCGGTTTGGGCTAACGCCGACCCAGAGAAAGTGAGACCGGCAATCAAGCCCAACAGGATGGCTTTCACGATTGAATCCTGAACAATTTTCTACCCCGTCGAACCCATACTCGATCTGTTTGGCAAGTAAAGTCGTCCCCACTAGCTAAGCCCGACCAGCGTGTGGTGGTAAACCCCGGCAGGCTGAACGCTTCGGACGCTAAATAACGGCATGGCCGCCGTGCTCTCCGCTCCAATCGAGATCAGTTCGAATGAAGACCTCAGCGAACGCTTCGTCTTTCAAACCGACGACGGCGAACCCCTGAGCCTGAACGGCTACACGGCCACCTTTGGTCTCCGAAAGGCCAGCCGTGGTCCGACCGACCTCTCCGCAACCTCCGCAGACGATGAGGTCATCATCGACGCGAACGCCGTCGTCATCCTGATCCCAAGCGAACGGCTCGAAGCCCTCGCGCCGGGTTCCTATTCCTTCGAAGTCAAACTGACGGACCCCAACGGCATTCGGATCGTGAAGGTCCGGGGCACGGTGAATCTCAAGGATGGCATCGCCCCATGATCGTCATCCGTGAACCCGCATCTGACCGCATCGTCACCGTCGTCGCCGATGATGCCGTCATCGCCGAACCCGATCCTATCATGGTCACCCAATCCCTGGAGGGAGACCCTGGCCTATCGGCCTACGCCGTGGCCGTCCTGAACGGATTCGCGGGGTCTCAATCCGCATGGCTGGCCAGCCTCAAAGGGCCGCCCGGCGACTCGGTTGTCGATGATCCCGGCGACCTCACCCTGATCTTCAACAACGGTCTCGTTTGAGCCGATAGCAAAGGAGCCAAATGGCAACACTCGTTACCCGCATCGGCGATCTCGCAACCCGGATCGCCACCGAAAACAAGGCCCTCAGGACGCTCCTGAACGGCAATCTGTCCGATCTCACTTCGCTCTCGACGACGGCCAAGACCAATGTGGTCGCCGCCCTCAACGAGATCGTGGGTCGCCTCGACGACATCGAAACTGAGGCCGCCACAATCAACGACGCGGCAACATCATCGACGACCGAAACATGGTCGGTCACCAAGATCGCATCTTCGATCTCGAATGCGACGACCGCCGTAAAGAACGAAATCCTGGGCGGAGCCGGAGCGGCTTACGACACCCTCCAGGAACTCAAGGCTCTTCTCGACGAGTCGGATTCCGACATCAGTTCGCTGACGACCGCCCTTGGATTGAGGGTCCGCGTCGATACCGCCGCTCAAGGTCTGACGACCCTCCAACAGACGAACGCCCGGACGAACATCGCCGCCATTGCGAGCGCGGATATCGGCAATCCCGACACCAACTTCGTCACCGGATTCGAGGCCGGTCTCACCTAATCGATGGCGTCTCTGGTCAGTCGCCTCAGTGATCTCACGACCCGCATCGCGAGCGAGTTCAACGCCGTGCGGGCGAGCCTGAACAACTACGCCCTCAGCGGACATTCCCACGCCAACGTCACCACGTCTGCGCCCGGCATGATGTCGGCGACCGACAAGACGAAGCTCAACGGCATCCAGACCGGAGCGACTGCAAACCTCGCCGATGCCGACCTGACCCTCAACGCCACGGCGGCCCTGGCCGCCTTCGATGAGGAGTTCGAATAATGAGCAATCAATCCGAATTCGAACTCTTCGCGGCGGGCCTCGCCCAACGCCTCAGCGGCGGCGGCGGCAAGAAACTCAAGTATCAGGCGTTCGCTTCATCCGGCACATTCTCCCCGTCCTCGACACTCCTCACAAACGGCGGAGAGGTCTTCCTCGACATGATCGCCGGAGGAGGATCGGGCGGTCAGGCCGATGGAACTCAGAACTTCGGATCAGGCGGCGCCTCTGGCCAGCGTATCGTGATGCCCACGACCGTAAGCGGAGCCACGACGGTGACGATTGGCGCCGGTGGCGCAGGCGTGAACGCTGGAACAGCGGGCAATCCCGGCGGCAACACCTCCTTTGGATCAATCACGGCCACGGGGGGATTGGGCGGCGTGAATGTGCCCAGCCATGCGATGTTCGACGGCACCGCAGGACAGTTCAACCTCAAGGGAGGAGATGGCGGCGATGGCCGTCTCAGAGGCGGCAAAGGAGCATCGTTCTATACCGGCGGACCCACATCGGCCCCGGCGAACTCGGGCGCCGGAGGTGGCGGCTCAAACTATTCCATTGGAGCAAGCGGAGCCGGTGGCTCTGGATATGTCGTTGTGTGGTGGTTCGAATGACGACCTGGGCCATCGTTGATAACGACACCATCGTGAACGTCATCCTGGCCGACGCTGAGCCGAACGGTGTCGAAGCCATCGAACTCACTGGCCCGATGGGGATCGGCTGGACACGTTCTGAAGGCGATTGGTCACCGCCAACTCCTCCTCAGAGTCTCGCGCCACGTCGGGTCACCAAAGCGGATTTCACGCGGCTATTTGAGGCTACGGAACGATACGCCCTCAATGCCCTCCGGAGGGAGATCGCGGCCCTGACTCCCGCCGATTACACCGACCCCACCATGACTTTGCTGATCGCTGCTGAAGACGTTCTATTCGCCTTCGAACAACCGGCTGAGTTCATCGAACTCGATCATCCCGAGACCCGGCAGGGCCTCGAATTGCTCGCCTATCTTGGTGTGCTGACTTCGGAGCGGGTTGAGGCGATCATCGCGGCCTGAAGATTCGCGAGGCTCCCGATGTGCGATGTCCTATGGTGCTACACGACGGCGGAGGGAGCGGCCACCGTCTGGGCGGCCTTGATCGCCTTGTTGGGCGGATTGCTCGCCCTCTTGGGAGCTTGGTTGATTGGCATCCGGCAAATCAAGATTCAGCACCTCCAAACACGGATCGCCAACGGAATGTTCGCCATCGAGCAGACACGTTTGAAGGCGGAACTCTACGACCGGCGAGTTCAGGTCTATGCCGCGACCAAAGCCTTTTTAGATACGATCATCACGCGCGGCGTCGTCCCTGGCCACACCCACGAGCAAGGCGTCACGCTCGATGAGGATATCTATCGCCAGTTCATGGATGCATCGTCTGCGGCTCAGTTTCTCTTCGACGACGACGTGGTGGAGTATCTCCAACAGGTCTGGACGCTAGCGATGTCTCTGCATTCCGCAGCCATGCAGCAGACGGCAGGCGAACGTACGGAGAATTCTGAACTGAAAAGCGACGCCATCACCCGCCAATGGCAGATCAGAGATCGCCTCGTCGAACTTGGACTGAAACTGGGCGAAGTTTTCGGACCTCATATGCGACTCGCGCCAGCAGCATCAGAACCCGGTCACATCGACGACTAGCCACATTAGGTTGCCGACCGTCCAGGCCGTGTCGGTGACGCTCACGGGGTCTTCTCGCCAGAACGCCTCAAAGACCTTCAGGCCGACGTTCACCTGATGGCCATTGACCGTCGCCGCACTGTGCATGAACCGATTAGCGGTCCATTTTTTTCCCGGCTCTGGGATGTAGGGTTGTTCCTCGACATCGTAGGTCTCAGGCCGCGCGCAAAGGCTGCACTGGATCACCGCATAGGATCGGCCCGGCGTGTAGGTGCGATCCTCGTGATAGTCATATTCGAGCGTGTAGCCGGTCCAAGCGTTCGGCGGCTCGCCCAGGTAGATGAAATCGACGACCCGCATCGGCTTGATGCCATCGTGGAACACAAGGTTGCCGCTGCCGTCGCGGACCTCAAAGAACTGTGGTGATGATCCCCCAATGGCCACGCTCGCCTTGTCGAAAACCCAGTAATCGACGCTCACCCCGACGCTGCTTTGGGTTCTGACGTGGAACGTATGGGTGGAGCCGCTGATGACGACCCGCTCGATATTGATGGGCGATTCAGATGAGGCGAACGCCAGGATGGGTGTCTCGCCCGTGACCGTGATGGTCCCGATCTGCATATGGTTTGGGTGAGGCGCCGGATCGAGCGTCAGGTTGACGGTGCCGGACGCGCTGACACCGAGGTTCTGATACGACGCATCGATCTGAACGACCCCGTGCTGGCCGAAAATCTGAAGGCCCGCCGTCATCAGTAGATACCAAAATAGAAGGCGACGTTTTGATTTCCGGGCGATGTCGGGTTCGGATAGGCCCAGGAGATGGTCGTGCCTGAGATTGTCCAGGACGGCAGCCCCAGAGAGACCACGCCCGGATTGAGCGGGCAGATGAACGGATCGCCGTTCGCCAACCCGGCATGACTGATCGATCCATCGGTCGCGCCGGTCGTGGATGACCCCAAGATCATGCTGATACGGTCGGTGATGCTTAGGAGCGGATTGCCGCTCGCATCGTAGGTCTCCAGGCCGACCGTCATCAGAGAAGCCCCAGAAGCCCGAGCTTCACTCGTGTCACCCCACTCGCATCGACGACCTTGATCCCATTGGGATTGACGGTCGTAGTCCCCTGTCCAGAGACCGACGCCTGCATGATGAGGTTCTGGGCATAGACGTTCGATCCAATGACCGCGAAGGGCACGACCGCCGTCGATCCGCTCGCCAGCCTGAAGACATCGGCCTGAATATCGAAGGTCGAGGTCGTGCCGTCGTTGACGCTGGAGAAGCCGCTGATCTTACCGTTGACGTTCAGGACGAGGCCGACCTTTGCATCGATGGCCCCATCGAGACCGGCAGTGACCGACTGAAGGCTGGAGATCGACGACGTGTGATCGCCAACGGTCGCACTGAGGCTGGAGACCGTCGAGGCTGACGCTTTCCCGGCAAGTGCGTCGGCGACCGTTCCTGAGACCGATCCGATCTTGGCCGTCAGGGTCGTGATGCCGGAGTCGTTCGCCGCGATCCTCGGATCAACGCTCGCCGACCACGCTGACCCGGACCACCAGTTGATCGCGTTGTTCGAAGCCGTATCGATCCAGATGTCACCCGCGACAAGCGGGTATCCGCCCACGGGTGAAGTCGGCGCCGTGGATTGCCTGAAGGTCCGATTACGAACGCTCACACTCGACGAAAGGGCTGCGACATCACTCGCACTGGCCTTGCCGTCGAGGCTCGATTGGACGGTTGTTAGACGGTCGGCGAGGGATGTCGCCCCGCCCCGCGCATTGGTGACTTCGGTCTGAAGGGTCGTGAAATCTGTGGCACTGGCCTTACCCGCCAAGGCGTCGCTGACCGTGGTCGAGAGCGTTCCGAAACGAGCGTTGAGCGACGGATAGGAGCCACGCGCATTTTCCAGTTCGGAGAGGGCGTCAACGCCTCCATTGTCGGTATCGACCCATGCCGAGCCGGACCAACGGTAGATGCGATTGTCGTCATCGGTATCCAACCATAGGTCGCCGACCACGAGGCCGATGCCGCCGGGTGACCCCGATGGCTGAGCGTCCTGAGCGAAAGTTCGATTGCGAGCGTTGGCCGATGCCTGGACTGCATTCAGAGCCGTTGTGGTCGCCCGGCTCGACTCCAAGTCACCAATGGCCGTCGAGTGGGCGACCGAGTTCGCCGACAGGTCATCGACCGCTGCCTGCACCGTGCTGAGGGTTTCGGCGGTGACCAGGCTCCCATCGGTCGTGATGAGTTCAAGGCCAGCGATACGGCTACGGATGGTCCCGCCGGGTTCACCCTCATCGGGTTCCCCTATAACGATCTCCAGACCTTCGATCCGGCCCAAAGCCTCCTCGGCTTCGATTTCAGCGTCGAGGATGCGACGGCCTGGCGTTCCCGCCTCCGGATCGTTGAGATCGATAAGAGCATCGATCCGTTCGATGTCGGCGGTGATGCGGTTGTCGAGATCGGTGCGCGCGGCTTCAGCCGCCAGATAGGCGGCCTGGACCGTCGTATTCACCTCGCCCTCTATGGCGACGAGGTTGGCGCGGATTTGACCGGAAAGAAGATCGCGCAGGACCGGCGGGACGTTGATGAGCGGCCCTTGCGGATCATCCCAATCGACGGTTCCGGGTCCGACACCACCAGCTTGATCGCGGGCCGTCTGTTCTGGCCCAAGGATGATGCGGTCGCTGAAGGCGCCGGTGATGGTCTCATAGCGGACGCTGACCTCATATTCGGTCAGCGGTTTCAGGGGAGCGACCGTCAGTTCGGTAGCGTCACGGGTCCCCTCAGTTCCGCTGACCCATCCCTCATCCTCATCCTCTGGCCAGTAGGGTTCGCCCTCCTCCGGCGTGACCTCTTCGCGGACCTCGACGATGATCCTCTGGACATTCGGATCGCGGACCTCGCCAGAGATCACGAGAGCCGGAATGATGGTCCGGGCGCGGGTGATCGTGACAGGTGGGTCTTCAGGGTCTTCAGCCGGTATTTCGACCTCTTCGGTCGTCTCGATCTTGTTGGCCGTGATCTCCCAATCGAGGGCTGCCGGTCCTGACGGACGGGTCGGATCGAAGGTGTCGAGGGTCGGTGGAGTGGGCGGCGTCTGCGACTGGCCGAGGGCAAAGGCGTGTTTGTCGAACGTCTCCGACTTCAGCGTCAGGCCGACCGTCTTGGTCGCCGCATCCCATTTGCGGCCCATGACAATGAAGGTCTGGCCATCGGCGAATTCGGGAAGTTCTACCTCGATGCAATCGCCGACATCGACGTTCAGGGCGCGAGGTTTGGCCGTGACCTCCAGTTCGAGAAACTCACGCGAGTCACATAGCCAATAGGTCGCCAGTTGATGGGCCTGGGCGTAGGACGAGACCAGGGGGAAGGCGATCTCTTCGGTGCGGATTTCGCCGCCATCGTCATCGACCCAATCGGAAACGCTGACCGCCTCACCGGCGACGACTTCCCACTTCTGGGCTTCCTGACGGCAGCTTGGGATGATCGTATTGACGCGATCCCGGAAGCTCGTGGAGGTCGTGACCTTGCGGCTTCCCAGCACCTCATCGCGGCGGAGAGTGAAGGTCGCCACCTTGGGCGAGCGGACAAAGCAGGAGAGCCTTCCGCCTCGATCCAGAGGGACACCGCCGCCGCTGGCGAGGATATTTGTGAGAATGGACCAGTCGCCATCCGCACTCGTGACCTGACCGCCGACTTTCCAGCCGTTGGCGTCAGCGACATTGGCCGCCGTGACGAACGCCCCCACATCGATCTGGTCGAAATCGGCCCCCAGCCCGAAGAGTTTGCCGCCGGATGGATCACGCCAACCGAGGGCGAACTGGAGGCCGACAACAAAGGGGTTTTCCGACCACTCGTGAGTGGCCGGATCATCATGACGATGCGAGCCGGACCCGCCCGGATAGGTCGAGTCGAGGCGAGGGTCGTAGCACTTCACTCCCCTCAGGACGGCGGTCGGATCGTCGGGATATCCCTGCGGGAAATTCAGCCGCTTTTCATCGAGACGGCACCTCACGATGGTCCGGGCCAGGCCCGGATTTGTGTGTGTGGAATTGACGAGCGGAACCGCCTCACCGGTGATCGATGAAAGGGTTGCGGTGTCGGTGTGGGAGCCGAGCCGGTGGGCGACCTTGAGGCCGCTCTCCCTGAAGAGTTTGGACTTCACCATGTCCACGCCGGAGACCGACGTGACGGTGGCCATGCCGCTCAGCGGGTTGCCCGAAAGGCCCAGCGTCCGGCCCATGACGGACCAGCTTTCGACCGCATCAATCGGGCCGATCGAGTGGACGTGTTCCACCACGAGGTTGCGGTTGTCGCCCCCGTATGTGGCCCGATAGGTGATGATGCCTTGTGTGCCGGTCCTGCCGACGACCAGCGGAAGCGGTGCCTGAGGCCCCGCCATCTGGACGTTCACTTGCTGGCCCTGTGAGGCCAGTCCAGGCGGCTTCATCAGAAGGCTGGCGCCGAGAGCCGTGTAGGTCGCGACCTTTGCCCACGCGCTCAGACCAGCCATCAGACCGGCCTTGAAAGTTAGGGCTGTAGCGAACGTCGTCACGGCTGCCGTGACCGTGCTGAAGGCGGCGGCGATGGCCGGGAGTGCCTGAGGCATCAGATGGCCCTCCAGGCGTGGGAGGCCACTCCGATGTCGGCGATATCGACGATCAGATGAGGCTCAGGCGCGATGGCGAGCATCCGCCCTTGGCCCAAGGCGATTCCTAGGGCGTAGCCGCCAAATCCTTCGCCCTCATAGGCGACGATATCAGCGGGAAGGGCCTGAGCCGGTGCTATGGGCTGGAGGCCATAGGCGGCGACCGCATCGGGCAAGCTGGCGAACCCAGATGCCTTCATGGCTCTCAAGGCGCCTATGTGGCTGGAGTAGCGACGGACCCCCTTCGTGGGCTTCCGATGCCCCAGGGCCTTCAGACAGAAGGCGATCAGGCGGAGGCAATCGACCCGTTTGTAGTCGAGCGGGCGGCCCAAAAATTCTCGCCGTGTCGCCTCAGCGGCTTCATGGCGACGGATGAGTTCGAACATCCGGTATTTATGTGAAGGCCGAATTCAGCCCGTCAGAAATCGAAGCGATCAAGGCCGCCAATGCCGCCATCGTTGAGATCGCGGCCACCGCCTCCGGCGCCACCGCCAACAGTCGTTCCGCCCGATCCGCCGACGAATACTCCGCCACCAAATCCGGTCACGCCGCTGATGCCCTCAACGCCCCATGCGGGTTGTTCGGTGGCCAGGACGTTGAAGGCCAAACCCCGCGATCCCGGAAAATGCTGCTGCTGCCAAGCGACGGTCAGGCGCCGTCCCTCATCCCGTGTCAGGAAGCGACCCAGGACGCTCACCGTGTCGAGTTCGACCGATCTCATCGCCCCATCTTCGATCTTGTAAGCCACGTCGAGGAGACCGCTCCAAAAGAGATGCGGCGTTCCGACGACGGCTCCAGTCACCTGATCGACCACGCCCTCATAGGCCCGAACGGGCGATCCTTGGGCCGAAGGATTGGCGAGGGCGCCGATGGCTTCATCGGTCGGCGGGAGAAGGGTGATCGCGCACCTCGGCGCCTCATTTCCCATCGTCGATCCCACGGCTTGGACCGATGCCAACGATCCGAAAACCGAGTCCGATCCGGTGAAAGTCGTCGAGACACCGTTGACGGCGAAGGTGACGTAACCAGCGGTGTCGAGAAGGTTGATCGTGTAGGTGGGCAAGGCGATTTGAACCGCCGTAAAGAGCGTCACGGATTGCTCGCTCACGGCGGCGTTCATGGCCGTCGAGAGGGTCATTCGGCCTCCGTCACGCTGACGGTCACGGTTACGGATCGCAGACGGCTATTGAGGCTCCAGGCGTTCTCGCGAGCGGTCAGGAAGCCCTCGATTGAGGGATTGGCGACCTCGACGCTTTCGCCACCGCTGAGCGGAATTCTGAGCGTCGGAATGACGGTGAGGGATGCGGCTCCAGAGCCATTTGCCGTGACGGCGTTGACGACCTGATGGAGGTATCGTTTGCCGCTCTTTACGAGGGTGATGAACTGGCCAGCCTGGACGGCATATGAAGCCGTCAGGCCCGTCACGGCGAGCGTCTGACCAGACCCACTCGCCACCACCACTGACGAACCCGGCGAACCGATGTCGATGGGTTGATCGACCGGTATGCGGACCTTCTGGCCGGTCGCCTGATTGAGCTTGGCCAAGAGGGCTACGCCCTGATGGCCCCTCAGGCTGAAGGTCGATTCCATCTGGAAACGGGCGCCCAGCCGATCAACGCGAAGGGTTTCTCCCCCGCCCGATGGCGTGAGGTCGAAGGCATTGGAGAGGTAGCTGAACTTGAATTCCCCACGGGGAAGTCGGTCGAGGAGGATCGTCACCGATTATTTAGCGGCGGCGATCCTCGCGCTGGCCGTGGCGAAGTAGGTCGGGTCGCGTTCGATGCCGATGAAGCCGCGACCGAGATTCCGGGCGGCCACGCCGGTCGTCCCGCTGCCCATCGTGGGGTCGAGAACGACATCGCCGGGGTTGGAATACGTGGCGATGAGATACTCGATGAGGGCGACGGGCTTTTGGGTCGGGTGAACCGTTCCAAGCGCGCGTGGGTGGCAATCTATTTCGACCACGCTTCGCGGCAGCACGACGGGCGTAAGGTGGCTCTCAGACCCATCATTGCTAAGATCGCCATACAGTCCGCTGGCGTTCGTCTTTTTTCGAATCTGGCGGCGACCGAAGTAGGCTGGATTCTTGATTTTTGACGCGGTTGGCTGAGGATTATAGGTCGGCAGTCGGCGGTAGAAGACGGCGATGTCTTCATGCGAACGCATCGGCATCTTTCGTGCATTCGCGAAGCCGGTGGGCATATTTTTCGCCCATACCCAGCAATAGCGAAACGCCTTCAGGTTCGACCCGATCAGAGCCGTCGTGAACGGCTGGGCCGCCGTGAAGACCATCGCCGCGTTGGGTTTGCAGACGCGGTTGAGAAGCGGCCAGAGAGCGTCGAACGGAATGACGGAATCCCAAGCGCAGGCCGTCGTTCCGTAGGGAAGATCGGCAAAGAGGAAATCAACGGAAGCCGGATCGAGATCGGCGAGGGCATCGAGGCAATCGCCCAGAATGAGGTTGGTCAGCACCTCATATTTAGGCTCAGCGGAGTCGGCTCCGATCCCTTGTCGCCAGTTCGCCGATGGTCTCCGCCTTGGCCCTCTGGACCGCCATGATGTGGGCTTGGGCGACCATCCGGTCGATATCTGAGCGCATCACCGCATTGTCGGCGTTGATGACCGTGGTGAGATTGTAGGTCGGCGCCATGACGGCGGCTCCGCCTCTCATCGCTCCCTCCGATGCCTTCAGGACGTTGGCGGGCATGACCTTCGAACCGCGCGGCAAGAAGACTCGCTCGCGACCATTCTCGCCCACGTCATAGATGCCGGACTCGCTGACGAAGTTTGTGCCTGAGGCGAATTTCCCCTTCACCTTGGTAAGTTCACCTCCTCCAAAGTCCAGGCCCATCGCCGACATGATCGGCTTGAGGATCATCTGACGGATCGCCACGCGGGCGATGTCGGCGATGATCGAGGAGGCGACATCTCGCCAAACCTCCGCGAGGGTTTTGGTTCCGTCGATCACGCCCCCGAGGCCGCTTTCCAGCGATTGGAAAGCGTTCAGCATCACCTCGCTCTGATCGAGCGTGGTCGTCGAAACGTCGTCGAAATACCGCTGAAGGCCAGAGCGTCGATCCGAACGGCGAGCCGAGTCCTCGGCCCCATAGAGGGCCTCCTGGGCAGCCCCTTCATCACGCTTGGCCTGAGCCTGGGCGAGGAGCCTTGCCCGCTCCTGAGCATCGCGGGTGATCGCCGCCTGAGCCTCAAGATGATCGATTTCAAGCTGACGCTGACGACGCTCACGATCACGGCGAGACGCAATCGCCTCATCCTCCAGCCGCCACCGTTCGGCTTCGGTGGTCGCCATATCGGCCAGGATCGAGAGACGGCGATCCTCGATGTCGGCGATGCGACCTTGGGCTTCTAGCGTCTCGCGTTCGATCCGCTGGGCTTCGTCGAGAGCCGACAAGGCGCGTTCATGCTGGGTCGCCGTGTCTTCGAGCGCATGGGCTGACCGCATTGCGGCGATGGTTTGGGCCTTGCCCGACGCGGTTAGCTGATCGTTCTTTTCGACCGCCTCGATGGCCGCCTTGCGCTCAGCAGCGAGTTTCTCATCCTCCAGGCGATGGCGATCGGCGACGGTTTCGGCCAGGGCGATGCGAGCCGCCAATTCGACCATCTGTGCGTCGTGAAGGGCGCGAGCATCGTTGGCCGCATAGTCGGTTTGGGAGCCGGACCCACGGCCACGGCCCGAACCGGTCGATGTCGTGTTCGAACTACCGGCGCCGGATGTGCGTCGGATACCTTGCGAAGCCCGCTTGGCATCGGCCTCCATTTGCTCGACGGCTTCCCACGCCCGTGAGGCTTCGATGCGTGACCGGCGCGCGATCTCAGCCGCGCCATCGGCTTGAGCGTTGGCTCCGCCCATCGTCGATGACCGGGCTTCTGAGAACCCGCCCGATCCATAGTTGCGGTTGGCGTTGTCGGCCTGGGTCTGGGTTCGGGCTGCCGTTCGAGTCGCGGCATCGGCCTCGTTCTGCTGACGGCGAGCCGCAACGCGAGCGTCCTGAATGCGGGCCTCGGTCACCTCTCTGAGGGCCTCGGCTTTTTTCAGAAGCTCGACGCGCTCTTCACCCGACGCTCGCTTGGCGGCGGCGACCGCATCGGCGTAACGGTCGATTGCAGCGTTCGCCCCGGCGGTGACGGCATCGAGTTCGCGAGCCGCCACGGCAGTCGTGTTGTATTCGGACCCCAGATGATTGAGGGCGATGGCCAGGCCGCCGATCAGGGCGAGCGTGACGCCGAGCGGACCGCCCATGAAGGTCATGGCGGTATTGAGGGCCTTCATCGCAGACGACGCGAGGAGCGAGGCGCGTGACACGCCCAGCATCGAAGCCGTCATCGCGCTCTGGAATAGCGTCAGCCGGACGGTCGCCACGCCAGCCGTGATCGCGGCGGCGGTGTAGCGGGAGGCCAGAGCGACCACGATGACCTGAATGGCCAGCGCGATCTTGTCGAGGTTCTGGGCCAGGGTCGCGATCCCCTGGGCGAGAGCGGCGGATGCCCCAACGCTCTGATCGGCCTTGCCGACGTATTCGACGAGGGCATTTCTCAGCACCGTCATCGATTGGCCGAAGGTCAGCGTGGCCCGTGACGCTTGCTCCTCCAGAGCCGTTGAGGCGGCCAGGATGAGGTTCATGAATTCCTGAGAACTCAGCTTCCCGGCGGTGACCTCCTCACGCATCTTGGCGACCGATCCGCCATACTTTTCAGAGGCGGCGGCGGCGGCGTTCAAAAGGGTCGGAAGGCCCTCCTGGATCGAGTTGAACTCTTCGGCCCGGACGGTTCCGGCCCCCAACGCCTGACCCATCTGGAGCAAGGCGCCTTGGGCGGCCTCAGCAGACTGACCGCTGACACGGATCGCCATCGCGACGTTCTCGACGACGGTCAGGATTTCCGATTGGGAGGAGCCGAGTTCACGGCTCTTCTGGGCGATCGACCCATAGAGGGAGCCGAGGCTTTCGAGGCCCGTAGCGTTCTCGCGACCGATATCGGAGAGCCGTGCCTGGACCTGAGCGAGGTTTTCGCCCTCAAGCCCACTAACGCGAAGTGAGTTAGTGAAACGAGCGTATGCATCGGCGGCGTTGACGGCGGCCCCGGCACTGAAGGCCCCGGCCAGGACACCGCTCAGTCGGGAGAGTTCGGACGACAGTCCGTTGACGTTCAGGGATTTCGAGATCGCCTGACCGATGTTGGCTTGCTGCCAATGCCGGGCTGATGCACGAGCCGATTGACCATGCTGAGCCGAGATCGCGCCGGTCGCCCGTGCGTTCGTCGCCTGCATCCGCTTAAGAGCGGATTCAAACTGGATAATATTTGCTTCGAAACGGGTTTGGAGGGTTTGAACTTGCGCCACATGGTTATTTATTGGCGCGAGGCATTTGCTCAGTTCACGGCAGCAATGGCGGCTTCGAACTCTTCAGGCGACGGCGGCTTTACATCGTCGGAAGACGAATTCACGCGGACATATCCGGCGATGGCTTGCTTGAATTCCCATAGGCTGGAGGCTTTCACCTCAGCGGGCGTGAAGCCCATCGCGGCCCCGACCGCGAACATCTCTGACCATTCGGTCGGCGCGTCGGGGCTTAGGACTCCCCCGGCTCATCATCCTGACTGAGATCATCGTCCGGGGCGCCCTGAACGGCGGCGTGAACGATCTCGGTGGCGATGGGCCAATACCAATCGAGCCAACCCGGTTGGATCAGACGGGTGACGGTTATGGAAGCCAACGGTGGCACCATGCCGCCGCCGATCAGCCCAAGGCGGATCGTCTCCATGACATCCTTCACGCCCCACGCTTGAGACATGATCCGCATGAAGAGCGAGGCCACCGGCGAGCCGGTGACCTCCTCAAGCTGTATGATTTCGCCGATGCCCAGACGTAGGGTCATAGGCCCTTCGCCCAGGTCACGGGTGATGGTGGCGGTTCTGTTTGCGGGACGCATTAGGCGATTTGAGCGTCAGCCTTGACCAGCGTGATCGAGCACTCGGCATGGGTCGAGCGATCAGCGGTGACCGAGAACGACTCCAGGATCATCGGATAGGTGCGGGTCCAGACCGTAGTCGCCCCGTCCTTCTGACTGATCTTCACATTCTTGGCTTCGCCGCTCTCAGCCCAGTCGATGAAATCCTCGACATCGGTCGCGTGAACGAGTCCGGCGCCATCGACCTTGAAGTCGGTTGAGCGGGCCGATCTCACCATTTCGGCGAGGATCGATTGATCGGTCGCGTCGGGCAGTTCGGCGGAATCGGTGTTGACGCTCCATTGCAGAGAACGCTGCGAGTTGATGAGAACCGGATGGGTGAAAACTTCGGTGGACGCGCCGTCACCAACTTGAATTAGGTATTGATAGCCTTTGACGGCAGTAATACGAGCCATTGCATAATACTCCACGAAGAGAATTCTTCGCGGGTATTTATCGAAGCGGCTCGCTGGCCCGGCTCAAGGCTGGATCAGATACTCGATCTGGAACGCGCCTTGTTCTGACTTCCCATCAGGTGCGGTGAAGAAACGGATCAGGGGTTCGTCGGACTCGATGATGGCCCAACCGTCGAGGGCTAGATCGGTCATGAGTGCCGTGGCGATCTCGCCCACGATGCTCTTCACCTCAGGCTTGCCCACGGCCTGACTATGGGCCGTCACCTTGACGGTCACTCTCCAGAAATCGCCGAACTCGTGATCGGCCTGGAGGTCATCTTCACCGATGCGGACGAAGGGCCAAGTGATCGGCGAGGGAACGCGGTCATAGACGCGGCCACCGGCGACGTTGGCGAGGGCAAGGCGAACGGCCTTCTGAACGGCGAGGGCGGGCGTCATACGCGCTCCCCTCGACCCCAAGCTTCACGGGTCGCTTTCCGAAACGCTCGCAACATGGCGTTTCTGAATTTCTTTCTTTGCACCCTCACGGTCGTGAAGAAGAAGGGCTGAGCCTCTACGGGCGTCGAACCCTTCATGTGGCCGAATTCGAGGGCGGCGGCGTAATCGCGATCCTGATCGCCAGCGATGATATCGACGCTCAGTCCGGATCGACCCGGCTCCTTGCGGATGGTGTCTCGGATGTGGCCATTTCGGTCATCACCGACCGGAGCGACCGCCTTCATTCGGGCGACTGTAGCCGTGGTCTGACGGTCGAGCGTTTCTCTGACCGCCGACCTGACTGCCGGGTTCATCGCCCGGATGGATGCTTTGAATTGGGCCAAGCCCTTCCACGTCGAACCGGTCGCCATCAGTGCGCTCCGGTCTGGGCCTGAATCGTAATCCAGCGAGCGGCGTCATCGAGAGAGCCGCGCCAAAGCACGTCAAACGCTTCGCCGGATCGCTCATCGACGATCCGGTCTGAGGGTTTGAGATCGCGGGTCTGGGCGGTGGCCCGAACCGTGATGTCGAAGGTGCTCACACCGGCGAGACGGTCGGCGATGACCTTCTCTCCGCCACGGGTCGCGGCGATCTTGGCGGCGACGTTTTGAGCGACCGTCGCGAACGATCCAGAGCCGACGTTGCCGAATTCATCCGTGCCGGAGGCTCGACGCTCGATGCGAATGCGATGCTGGAGTTGGGCGGCGGTCGGCGGAGTCCAGGCCATCAGACGATGACCTCCGGTGCGTCCGGATCATCGTCGGCAGGCTCTTCGTTCTGGAGATTCCAAAGCTCATCATCGAGTTCGTAATCAGCCCATCCTTCGGCGACCGCTTGGGCGGCGAAATCCTCTTCGACCTCGACGGTATCGCCTGCGCGATAGCGAATGCTGAGGCCCCAGACGCCGCATTCCTCTGGATCGAAATCGACATCGACGGTGCGGATGAACGTGATGAGTCTCGTGGTCATCACGTATTTATTTGCGGGCCTCAGATGGCCGGTCGGTAGCGATCCAGAAGGGCGGTGACTGCGCGAGGCATCTCGGCTTCAGCGTCGCCCCGATGGGCGTAGAAGTGGGCGACGATCAGCAGGAGGGCTTGGCGAAGGCTGGCCGGGACGTCAGCCGGATCATCGCCGAAACCAGCCCGGAAAGTCACCCGGACGAGTGCCTTCGACGAAACCATGAGACGGATCGCCACCGGGCTTTGATCGAGATCGGCGGTGAAGGATTCCCTCGCCTCTCCATCGATCTCGACGGTCAGGATTTCGGCGACCGGATAGAGGCCAATGCGGAGGTCGTCGCGAGGTCCGAACGACTGACGCCAAGTTTGGGTCAGCAGAGCGACACCGGCGCCATGCGGGCCTTCGACGAAGCTGACGGCGGCTTCAATCAGCCGTTCGATCAGGTCGTCATCGTCGGTGTGAGAGACGTTCAGATGGGCCTTCGCCGTATCGAGATCGATGGGCGTTGAGGCGGGCGGTTCGACACAGGTGAGGTTCGTCCATTGCATTACCTATTTAGGTATTGCGGACCCATGTCCTCGACCTCGAACATTTCATAGCAGGCCGGATCGAGGCGACGGCGGGTGTAAACCTTCGGCGTATCGAGCGGTTTAGAGTTACGGAAAAGTGTGAGGTAGGAGACGCCCGGACTGCCACTATTAAGCGGATCAAGACGGCGTTCGACGTTTAGCTCCCACTCGGTCGCATATGTGACGCGATCGTGCAGGATTTCTCCAAACACATCAAAGTATGACACGTGGACAACAGTGGGTCCGCCTGAAATTTGGAATTTGCGATCCGCAGTTCGAGCCTTGAACTCAGGAAATGACTGTAGTCTTTGATACTCCTTGGCCGCCGGAGCGTATTCATCCCCCGCCGGGTCTTCGAAGAAATTTCCTAGGAAAAGGCGGCAAGAATTCGTGCCGCCGCTGTGGAATTCGTCCACATACGACGCCACCACGTTCTGCATTATTGATGCGCTCCTGATAGCCCCATCACCGGGCGCGATACTCCACTTAACTTCGTAGGGAACGAACAGGTTCTCGGTGATGTTTCCAATCGCACCACTCTCGCCCACGCTTCGAACATTGAGCGTGTATTGGTTTTGCGAACGCGCATAATCCAGTTGCACCTGACGCTCGCTCGCTTGCCACTGTAGGAGAGCGATGGTGACTGCCGCCGCCGTCAGCCCGGCGGTGAGAACGACGGATGTCGCGCTGATAATGGTTTGGATCGCCGCGTGACGCTCAAGCGTACGGCTCGACTGGGCCGACGACGGCGTCGATTCTTTCGGCGGTCCCGCATCCTCAGCAGGCTTCCCAGCCGTTGGATCATCCTTCTGAGCCATCGTGTCTCCCCAGCTTCAGATAACGGCAGACTGCCATCGGAATGTCGGCGCGGCGACAAAAAACCCCGCCGGGTTAGGGCGGGGCTTCCTGTCTATCGGGTCTCTTTCGACGACTTGGATCGGACGGCCTTTTCAACAGTCCTTTCCTCGACGACCGGGATGGCGAAACCGGCTTCGACGAGGCGGATGGCGAAGTCGCCATCCACTTCATCGCCTGGGATGAGATTGACCTCAGGACCAACCATCGAGACGGTCAGACGGGCCTTCATCAGGAGGCCGCCTGGGTGAGAGCCTTCACCGCGCGGGCGTCCAGAAGTTCGCCGTCGTACCGGGCGAAGCCGATGAATCCGACCTGATCGGAATCCGCATAACGCTCGTTGAGACGCTTGAACTCGAAGCCCTTCACGCGACGGACGGTGTAGCGGCGGAAGTCACCGAAGAGCACCGACTTGGCCGACGCACCGATGGCCGCCATGTCCTGGTTGATGTGGAAACGATGACCAAGAATGGTCGCGGCTTCTCCGGCCACGAGGCCCGGCTGCCAAATATAGCGACCTTCGCCATCCTTGAGCTTGCGAAGGGCGGCCAAGGTCGAGTCCGCGAACATGAAAGCGGCATTGCTGCGATAGGCCGGATCGACCGAATGGATGAGGTCGATCAGTTCGTCAGCCGCGATAGCCGACGCCGAAGCGGCGGTCTTGCCGTTGGCCGCTGCGGTCGCGATCCCGTTCGGGTCATCAGTGCCATCGCCCGTCGTCATCACCTCGTTGACGATGCGACCCATACGCTCAGCCATCGCCGAGGCGATGAAGCCCTGAACGTCATAGGCGGCGTCCTGAAGGAGTTCGCTCGACACCAACACGACATCGGTCGTGTATTTGTAGGCGTTGAGAGCCTTGGTGCCGAAGGTCAGAGAGACCGAGTTGGCGGTAGCACCTTCAGCGATCTTGCGGCCCTTGTTGGCGGTGTCGTCATTCGACGGAAGGTTCAGTTGCCCGCCGCCTGCCGTGTTCAGGTAGCTGACCACGGAATCGTCGTTCAGCGGCCCATAAGCTTTGAGGGCGGTGATGATGCCGGTGGCCCAGGTCTGAGGGACCAGGTAGCCGCCATCGGCAGCGGTGCCGACATTCTGGGCGCGAAGTTCGGTACGGTCGCCAGAACGGACATAGGCATCGAAGGCGCGGGCTTCGCGGTCTTCAGCCGAGACGGTTTCGACGGCGCGTTCCTCTGAGGGGCGACGCTCATCAGCAGCGTCGTAAGCGGCGGAGAAGGCATCGGCCTTGTCCATGCGGGCGGCGCGGGCCTCATAGGCATCCGCGTCAGCCATCATGCGGTCGAATTCGGCTTCCTTGTCGGCACGGTTCTCAGCGGTGATCGAATTGAGCAACTCACGCGCTTGATTGGCAATCTTGTGGGCCTCGGCGCGAAGTTCGGTAGAAGTATTCATGAATATAACTCCAGAAACGCCGGGATTGACGTTTGGAGTTATTTATTCAGGCGATATTCTGAGGCGGCGCGAGACGCCTATAGTCGTGTGAGTTCTATCTTTTGATCTGCCAATCGCTTCAGTAGTTCGATTTGTCGTACTTCATCGGTAGTGAGTTCGACCGGATGCTCGATGGTCTCAGTCTGGGCCGAAAGCCAATCACGATGCTGCCGAAGGGCCGCCGAGGTATCGGGGTAAGCGGGGTTGATGACCGGGCTGACCTCATAGAGGTCGAGATCGATTAGGGACCGCTCATCGTGCCCCTCAGCGGTCGTCCAGGATTGTTCGCGAACGCTGAAGCCGAACGACATCCTGAGTTCGCCGTCGCGGGCCGCGTCGAGTTGGGCAGGCGTGAAGCGGCTCGTGTCGAGGTCAAACCGCAGACCCCGCTCATCTTCGGTCAGGCGGAGTTTGCCGCCTTTGATCGATCCCAAGGGTAGGTCGCTGCGATGGCTCCAGAGGGCGAAGATGTTGTGATCGGGATTGCCGCTCTGGGCTTCGCCCAGCGAGCGTTTGAACGCCCCGTGACGGATGTATTCGACGAAACCGCCGAGATCGCGGGAGGGCGTGTCGAAAACGGCGGCATAGCCGCTGAGGGTTTGGCCTTCGGCGGATGCGTCGGCCCGGATTTCGAGATCGCTGATAGCGAAGTCACGGCGTTCAATGTTCATTTTGCTCCTCGCCCGGATCGGGCATCGTTGGGGATTGAGTATCGGCATCGGCCATCTTGACCGTCGCGCCCTGGATCAGGAGATCGTCACCGCCCGGAAGCGGCTCACGGTCGTCGAGCGACCGGGCTTCATTCGGGGTTAGGAAGCCGCCCTGAATGGCTCGCGCGAACGCCGTATATCGGGTCGCGATGTCACCTCGGATCAAACCGTCGAGGTTCAGCTTCACGAAGTGGGTTCGGTTCTTGTCGCTGAAGAGCTTGGCCAGAAGTTCGGCCTCAAGCTGCTCAACGATTGGGGCGATGGTGTCTTTCACGAACGCCAGGCCCTGTTGCTCGGAATTCGTGTAGGTCGAGCGGGTGTTGTCCTGAATCTTGCTGGGCTGAATTCTCAGGATGCGAGCGACCTCTTCGACCTGAAATCGCTTCAGGTCGATCAGGCTCATCTTCTCCGGATCGAACCCGATATCGTCGAGGTCCATGTCGCCGAAGAGCGGGAGAACCATCCCGCCATTGGCGAGGGCGTGACTGACACCCTGGACGGCCTTTTCAGCCGCCGCCGGTGACATTGACTGTGGCACCTTCAGCTTGAGCGGCGAGATGCCGCCGTTGCGATAGGCGCGGGCCGCAAATTTGTCGGCGGCGATGATGGCGCCGAAGGTGTTGCGGTGAACCGAAATCGGATCGAGGTGAGACCCGATCGTCCCGCCAGGCATCCAAATGAGGTCGATTATCTCGGAAGCGTCATAGGTGTTGCCGGTCGAGCGTTCGACGTATTGGCGACGCTGGCCCTTCAGGCGGATATCGACCTGATCGACATCGAGCGGCCAGAGGGCCGTAACCCGCCCAGCCTTGTTCCGCTCGATGAAGGTGAGGGAGCGGCCACGGGTCAGATATTGGGTGACGACGTAGCGACGCCAGTCTGCCGAGGTGAGGTAGTCCGGGTTGACCTGATCTCTGAGGAGCCGTTGGAGGGGGTCGTTCTCGGCGACTTTCTCGCGGCCCTCTGGCCCTCGTCTGAAGACGTGAAGGGGAAGGGAGGCGATTGCGCTCGCAATGGCGTCCACGCCAGCCCAGAAGGCAGGAATGGACATGGCGGCCTCGACGCTGACGGTCTCGCCGGTGTGGCTGCTGATGGAGCCGAAAAGGGACGACCACGCGCGAGCGTCATCGAGGCCAATGGCCGGATTTTCGAGGCTCGCTGATCGGGTTTCAGGTTTGGGCGAACCCTCTTCGAATAGGAAAGACCACCACTTCATCGGGTATTTAGCCCGATGGGTCAGTCAGCCCGTTCAGCCGAAGAAATACTCGAAATCGGGGTCTTCAAAGGGTGTCGGCACGTCGCCCTGGGCGGCCCGATCTCTGGCGAGAAAGGCCAACGCCATAGCGAGAGTGACAGCGGCATCGATACGGAAGCGGCTCTTGTCCTTGGCGAGTTTTCTGAGTCCAGCCGGATCAGAAATAGCGACCGCATTGGTGATGCAGAAATTGACGACCGGGTTGTCGTCATGGGTCAGTCGGCGGTCGATGATAGTGCTTTCGAGTGCGATGACTGCCGGGTCCATCTCTCGGAATCCCTGCCCCCACGGCTCTAGCCTAAGACCATCGCCGGGGCCGACTTGAGCCTCCAGACCGATGCGGTCGAACTCTCTGAGGAGTTCCTCGATTTTCCAACGGTCATAAACGAGGGCGCGAACCTGAAGGCGACCAACAAGTTCCGCGACCTTCAGGGCGATGGATTGCGGATGGATGTATTTTCCGGGCGAGGTCAGGAGATGGCCTTGGGTCGTCCAGGTCGGATAGTCGGCACCATCACGGCGGGCATGGTCAGCGAGAAGTTCAGCGGGCTTCCATGCCCAAGTCGTCGTGCGGATTTGGTCCCCGGTCGTGATGGCCGTAAGGGCGGTGAGGTCATTGCGGGCCGATAGGTCGAGGGCCAGGATGACCTCTTCGCCATTGGCGATCCGGATCGTCGAATCCGCGCAATCTCTCCATTCGCTGGCCGGGATAAGGGAGGCGATCGCCGAGACCCGCTGATTGAGATAGCGGCGCCTGAAGTTGGATTCCTTCGCCGGAAGGCGAGCGGCCTCCGCCGCCGTCACTGCGATGGGTTCCCGCCTTTTCCACGAGGCGAGGGCGGGATTGGCGGCCAGCCATGCCGCCTCGTCAGTGACATCGCACCCTTCTGGGGCCGCATAGAGGTGACAGACCGTCGTTGGGTCTTCACCCCTCAGACCGTCGTCGATCATCACGCTCAGTGGATGCGTGGGTTGATTGTTCTGGGTCGAGATCACGACGGCCAGCGGAGAGGCGACGGCCTGTTGGGAGTCGAACATCGTATTCCAGAGTTCGTCGTCGCGGGCTTCGCCGAATTCGTCATATACAAAGAAGGTCGCGCCCAGGCCGTGCTTGCCGGAGGTCTCAGCGGAGAGGGCACGATAGACGGACCCTCTGGCCTTCACGTCAGTGCGAGTGACGAAGATCGTCTTGGTCGATTGGACGACCCTCAAGTGGCTCTGAAGAGCCGGGGTCATCTCGATCATCTTTCTCGCCATTTGAAAGATGACGGCGGCTTGCTCGCGATCGACCGCACACGAGTAGATTTGGCCGTTGGTCGTCGCCTCCGGCCCGATCAGATGGGCGAGGAGGAGACCGGCGACGAGGTAGGATTTCGCATTCTTTCGGGCGACGCTCAGGACGGCGCGTCTGACGATCCGAAGGCCATCGTCGGCTTGCGGCTCATAGATGGCCCGGACCCAAGCCTCCTGCCACGGATCGACGCGGAAACGCTGGCCGACCGCCGGACCATCGACGATCGGAAGCTGATTGATGAAGGCGATGACCCGATCAGCACGGGTGAGGTTTCGCGGGCCGGACCAGGCCGGGGACGTAAGAGGTGAAGTCACCTCATACTTATCAGGATCGCTACTGGATCAGGCCGTCGAACGGATCAGCGAGAGGCTTCGCCGGTGGCTCTGACTTCATCATCTGGGCGCGAGCCGTAGGGGTCAGATGAAGCGTGGGGCCGATGGTTTGGATAGCCGTACGGGCCTCACGCTGGATAGCGACCCATGGGCTGGCGACCGGCTGACCCTTGGTCCCCTCGGCGACATATCCCTCCTCGGCGATCACCGCCGTGGCGTGTTGGAAGGTCGCCACGGCCTCACAGTAGGCGGCCAGTTGGTGGCGATCCGGCGCCGCATAGGTATGGGCGGGATGGCTCGCCACGATCTCTTTCCAGATGACGGCGGCGGCTGGCGTGAGGGTCTTTGGGATGGTGAGCGGTTTGGCTCGCTGAACCGGATGATGACCGGTGTCGAAGGCGCGCTTCTGAGCGGCGGTCAGGCGTTTGCCCGGATCACCGGCGAGGAGCTTTTCAGCGAGGGGTTTGGGAGGTCGGCCACGAGGCATATCGATATTTAGGTATCGTCGGTCATCCGCCGCGATTAACGTCGCAGTCCAACGACTTGTGGGGGGAGCATGAGCAAGATCGTCATCGCGGCAATGATCGCCGGATTGGCCCTGTCGGGCGACGCGATTTGGCGGTCGAACGGTGAAGACGACGTATGGGTGACTTCGCGCGACGATGCCGAGATCGGCTTCCATTGCGGGCAGGAGTTCAGCATCGAGCTTACGATCACTCCGGAGCGTCTGATCGTCCCTTCAGAGTTCGGTGTCCGGGTTCAAGCCAACGCCATGCGAGCGACCCATCACTACAGCGGTCGCATCGCCCACATGACCCGCTCGGGACGCTCGATCACCGTCCACAGTGAAGACCTTCAGGCATTCCAGGGCGCGGGCGGTGACCTTTTGAGAGCGATCCGTGGGGCACCATCGGATCACGAAATCAGGTTCGGGATTCGCCAATCGACCGGCGAATGGGCTTGGGCGAAGGTCCCGGCGCGGGGCGCCTATGCGGCGTTGAGAAACTCGTGGTGCGATCAGGCGACCCTCTCGCGATATCGGTCACAATCGAGATCGATCCGCTGACAATGGTCCGGTAGCGTCACCTCATGACTTTCGCCCAAAAAGTCCTTCGCGGCATCACAACCGCATCCGCTCAGACCTTCAGAGCCATTGGGCGGTCGGCGTTTAAGAGCCTTCCGAATTTCCTCTTCGCGCTGATGGTCGTTGGCGTGGTCTTTTATGTGGCCGCCTACGCGGTCGTGGCGATCGTCGCCGCCATCTTGGCCATCTGGCTCCTGCCCTATTTGATCGCTCTCATCGTCCTAGTCGCACAGGCGATTATCGGGCTTTTCAGCGGAGGATCACGGCCTGGGGGGAATGACCGGCTCAATCGACCCGGAAAGGCCAGGGACGCTGTGATGAACGTCTCGGGAGAGGATCAGCCCTGATCCTCGGATCGGGAGGCGGGAGGTTGTGACTAAGCGTGTGGACGGGGCACGTCGCAGGCTTTTTGGGTTGCAGTCGAGGCGTTACATTTGAACCATGACGAAATCCGAAAAACGGCCCGGTTTTGCTTTTCAAGGGCTGGTCGCCGCGATTGAGCGAGCGATCTCGCAAACAGATGGCGTGACCATCGAGTCTCCGGCGTTCCTTTTGGATCAGGGGGGCGAACGCCGTGAGCACGACATCTTGATACGCCGCAAAATCGGGCTGCATAACATCGTCACCGCCGTCGAATGCAAAGACAAGTCACGTCCGTTGGGCCTACCTGACTTGGAAGCATTCGCACGGAAGTGCGACCGCACCGGTGTCGATCACCGAGTCCTCGTTTCTTCAAACGGCTTTCGGAAGTCCGCATTGAGGGCATCGGCTGCTGAGCGCATCCAATGCCTCACGCTTAAGGAAGCGCAGAATATTAGTTGGGTTGACCCAGCCTTTGTGTTTGTCGAAGCAAAGCGAACCTTTGGGCCTGTCCACGTTCATGTCGAGGCTCCGGGAACTCCCGGCCTGAAACTCGAACCGCCCTTTGGATTCTTCAATAGCGAGAGCGGCGAAGAACTCACCACACGGCATTTTCTCGTTGAATTGGAAAAGCTGGCGGACGAGACGGAAGAGCCTCCCCTTATGCGTGCGACCGCGACTTCTCCCCTGAGGCTTGAGTATAAAGGTCCAGTCCACGCCATAGACAGCCTCGGTCAGAGGGTTGATGCGACGAAGGTCATTGTAAGTTGCGATATGACGGTCATCGAAACTCCGCGCCCGGTCTTTACAGGCCGGTATGGAGACGATGCGGAAGGCCGAGAAATCTTATCAGTTGAACTCAGCGAAGAGTTTGCTGGGAACTTGATGATGGTCAAGGAAGACGACGACACCATCAGATATGCGTTAGTCCCACGCAAATAGGTAGGAAGTGCACCGGGTCGCATTTCGCGGAATTTCGTCCGTGACTCAGGGGCGGTCAGCGGACGGCGAAAGGCGCCGTGATCGAGAGACCCCTCCCGCCCGGCGCGTTCGTCTTTGACCCATCAGCGGGTCTGGCCCATGCGCTGACCAGACCCGCCACTTTGGGAGACGACGGGTGAGCACACCCGTCAAATCTATTTATCATTTGGGCCAGCGCGGATGCTCGGGCCGCTTGATGAACGCGCCAGCCGCCGTTCGACCAAGGCGTGACGTATCCATGCTCGTGAAAATGTAAGGGTCGCCGGTCCATTCATGAGCACAGACCCTCACCGCATCCGCTGCGAAGCTGACAGAGCGATGTTCGGGAGTTGATGGCCGGAGGTGACCGGCAAGGCTCCGAAGGATGTCGAGGGCTTCCCTGAGGCGAGCAAGATCGGCCTCGGTCGGCCTAGCCCGTCTGGGCGTTCTCACTGACGAGCCTGACCGGTCTCAAGCTGGCGACCTTGAACGCGGGCGGCTGACCTCAGGATCGCTTCAGGGCTTCGCCGCTCAATTTCGGCCAACACACTCCTCAGCCCAGCGCGGCCATCGGCTGAGTTGAGATCGATGCCCGCCAGGGCGGATAACAGATAGGTCGAATTCAGCTTCATCGTTGGCTCCATGACTGACCGACCCGGCGGTATGGAATCCACGGCGTGTGGGGAAGCGCAAGCGGAATGTTCCTGAAAGGTTCTGGTTATCCACCATTGCTCGCGTCATGGGTTAGCCGTTAACATGAAATCCAGAACGGCGTGGGGAAAAGCAATGATCATACCGATACTGCTTATGGCCATTTTGGTTATTTTGGTTTTCGCCATGATTATGGTACATCGATCAACAACGGCACAAGAGCGCGAACACGTCGAGCGCAAGGAGCGCGAATACGCGCTGATGCGGCGTAGAGATTTATTTAAGAGGCTGGGAAGGTCACTCTCGGAAGTCGAGTTAGGGTCAGAGGAAGAAGCAAAGCTTCTCGCCTCGATTGCGGAAATGAAACCTGATGACGAAGAGATTCGAGACATAATCGCTGCATCTTTTCCAAACCTCCGCAGACGCGACGAAATACAAAAGATGTTAATGCCCGCATTGGTCGCCTCAATCGCTGAAGACGTGCAGCGCGGCTAGCACCGAGTCCGTTGGTCCAGGATCGCCGCCGGATCGTATGGCAGACGGGTCACATAGCCCCATCCATCAATGAGCGTCAGGAATGGCTCTCCAGCCTCGATGCGGGCCTTGGGGCCATCGTGACACGGGGCACATAGGCTCTGAAGGTTCAGCGGGTCGTGAAAGAGATCGAGGTCGCCCCGATGGGCCACGATGTGGTCGGCCACGGTGGCGACTGTGGTCCTGCCGGTCAGCGAGCAAAACTCACAAAGGGGTTCCCGCTGAAGCTGGGCCAGGCGAAGGCGACGCCATGCGGCTCGGCAATAGAGGTGGTGATAGTCGTCGCGGCGGATCATGCCGCCATCTCCAGCGCATAACCGCCCCACTGTGCCGCCATCGCATCGGCGATGCCTTGGAAGGTTCGCGACCTGACCGCCCAGCGGTTGGGTCCAGGCGGCGCCCGATGGATAGCCGACCACTGGCGATGCTCATCGGAACCCGCTTTGGGGGGCGTCAGGCGATTGGTGGCGACCAAGGGGGGCAGGCCCTTGAGGTATAGGCCGGTCGCCTTGAACGCCGGATCGCCGAACCACCACGGCTGAACCGTCTGGGCCGCCGGTTGGAAGTTCCTGATCCGCACCTTTGCGTGGCGGTGCATCACCGGATTTTCAATGGCGATCCGTTCAATGGGCGCGTTCCAGCAATCGCTGAAGAGAGCGGCGCCTTCATCGAGTTCGGCCCACATTTCCTCCCGCGTCTTTCCCGGCGGGGGTGTGTGGAGCCATCTCACCCCACTATTGCAAAGCCGGGTGCACGGTGGGTGCATGACGGCGAGCAAATCCCACCCGTCGTTCAGGTGATCGCGAATGTCGCCGGTGATGTGCCGATTAGATCGATCCTCTGAGAGACTGTTTGAAAAGTCGACCTTCGCAGGGCGATGAGGCTCCGATAGAGTCGCGGTATGAGACTCAGCGAGTTCATCGAAAACACGCTTCACGAGATTGCGGTTGGCGTTAAGTCGGCCAAGGAAAAATCTCGCAGTGTGCTGGCCATAACTCCGGGCGTAGTCGACGGCCGCAACGTCGCAGAAATCACCTATATCGAGTTCGACGTATCTCTGGTCGTCACCGAAACCAGCGAGGCGTCTTCATCAGAAGATCGCGGTCTCGGCGGCAGCTTGAAGGTGGTGTCTGTAGTCGGTCTAGACGGCAAAACGACCGCCTCTGAGTCAGCCAAAAGCACCGCCTCGACTGAGCAAACTCACCGCGTCTCGTTCAAGGTACCGGTGTGCATGGCGGCGGAATTTACGGTCAAATAGGCCTGTAGAAGCTAGGCTAAGCCCTTGACCTGAAGGCGCTCCTTGTAGCGACGAGCGATGCTCAACATCGCCATCTTCGTGCTGATTTGGTTGTCGGGAATCCCCTCGCGTTGGAGGGCGTAAAAGTCGACGATCTCTTGAAGTGTAAAGTTATAGCGTCTGTTCATCAGCTGTCCCTTTGAGCAGGGGTTGGTGGACGGGCACGAGCCGGAGGCGCTCCAACGCCTCCGGCTCACTTATCCAATCATACCATGAACTACTGGTTCCAGAACCGCTGTCGGATGATGCCGAGATCATCGTTGATGACTCGACGGCGCTCCAGCTGAGCATCGTCGGAACAGGCGATCTCAAAGATGCGACCTGACAGTTGGCCCGGGGCCGGCCGGATCATATCGGCCTCGATCTCCTTCACGGGGTCAGAGAAGTTCGGCCCAAACTGCGCAGCCTCGACCGTTGTCATCGCTTGTAGATCGCAGTGGATTTCCCAAACCGTGTAGAGGCCGACGTTTGTCGCACCGCGTGTGAGGTTGGACACCGGCAGCCAGCTTGTCGGGCCATCCACCTCAATCTCGCCGAGGTGCAGCAGCCAAAGCGTGTTGGGGTCATCGGACAGATTGTAGAAATCGACCCGAGGTGCCGATTGCGGTGGCTCTTTGGCTTCGGCGCATGACGCGCACACGAGCGCGGCCAGCAGGCCCAAACTCGCGGCTCTCATTGTTCGCTCCAGAAGTACGAGGCGCGCACATTTTCGAGCGTTTCTTCGGGGTCAGCAGCGAACCCTCTGCCGTCTAGGACGTTACAGCTAAGCTCGGGGTAAGTGGGTTCAAACCGCTTCGTGATCCAGTCGGCGACCGTCTTCTTGTCGGCCAGCTTGGCTCTGTATGCATACGGCCCAAGAACCCCTTGCCGCCGCTCTGAAATTCTTCTGCCCGTCCTCTTGTTGAGAAGCTCGATGTCAAAACCTTCGACCCAGTGAATGCTGGATATACGCGTGGATACAGTGACCATTCGTCCCTCGCTGTCGGCCCGACCAAGGGCCAATTGAACCAGACCTCCCTGGCTCCAGCTGGAGCCAGGTGGTTGGTCGCGTGGACAACGAGTGGCACGCCCTGCCTATTCCCCCGGCGCGCGCGAGCGCACACCGTTGGCGGGTGTTTTATTCAGCAGGCCACCCGACAAAGGGAGGCTGCTCGTTGTCAGTCGCGACCAAGCGACGACCGAATTCTAGCGCAATCGGTCAGACAGCGCACGTGATATTAAGTGGCTGAAAACAAATAATTTTCTTGACATTTGAAATGTGCGGTGCTACGCTGCGCAAACAATGGGCTAATGACGCTTGCGCAGGTATTCGACTGACCTGACGGATGGTGAATGGCGCTTGATTTCGGGGTTTATCCCTCGTGCCAAGCGCGGCGGCAGACCCAGATCCACCTGTCCGAGACGGACGGTTGATGGCATCCTGTATCTGGTCCGAACCGGTTGCCAATGGCGCCATCTGCCCATCGACTTCCCACCTTGGCGCACCGTCTACGGTTACTTCGTAGCGTGGCAGCGCAAAGGTGTGGTCAGACGCATTCAGCGCGCACTCTATGAGAAGGTGCGCGTCACCGAGACACGCAAACTAGGTCCGTCAGCGGTCGTGATCGACTCGCAATCAGTGAAGACCAGCAAGGCTGGCGGTCTTCGCGGTTTTGACGGTGGTAAGCGCGTCAAAGGTCGCAAGCGTCACGTCGTGGTCGATACGCTCGGTCTGATGGTCGATGTGTCTGTGACGGCCGCCAACGTGCATGACACTGTTGGCGCGAAAAAGGTTCTGACCAAAGCGGTCAAATGGCTCAAGGCCAAGCCCAAGGTCGCCTTTGCCGACAAGGGTTATCAAGGCGCGAAGCTTGCGACTTGGGCCAAGAAGACCGTCGGTCTGGCCATACGAACGTCAAACAACCCGGCGATGGCCGCGAAGCGGTTCATCCCGATGAAAAAACGTTGGGTCGTCGAGCGCACGTTCGCGTGGTTTGGCGACTACCGCCGACTGGACAAGGACCACGAACGTCAGATCACCCACAGCACCGGCATGATCCGGTGGGCGATGGTGCGTCTGATGCTCAACCGACTGTGTTAAGACGGCAGAGTCGTCCGTCTTTTCGGTTCACATAAGCTTCTTGAGGCTCGTGAGAGCGAACCGCGCGCCGGTTTCCTTCTTGTCATTGAACCACTCGCAGTAAGCCTCGCCGTCTTCGATCCAGCGGATCGTCATGGCGGGTCCACCCGACTTAAGCTGAACAACATCACCCGGTTGCATATCGTCTCTCCGTTCACTTCACGGTTAGCGCGAACGAACGGTGAACTCAAGCTGACTTTTCAAACAGTCTCTGAGGGGAGGAGATCGCAGGACCAGGCGTCATGACCGAGGGCCTCAAAGGCTCGCCTGACGGTGCCGGTGTATTCGCAGCCTATGAGAACGCGGAGGGGACGTGTCAGACGGCTCCCTTCGAATCCCCATCAGGGGATTCATGCAAACGGGCCACTATGAGCCGACCGCCTCTGACTTTGATGTAGTCGCCCGGCTGAGCGGTTCTCGTTCGACCGTCGCGATCCACGATCAGCAGAGAGCCGTCAGGCTGGACCCTTAGATCGTCTGTCAGCACGGATGAGGGCCAAAGGCGACCGAGATCGTTCAGGCGACCGCGCCATTGTTCGGGCTTGAGGTCTTTCACTCGTCACCATCGAAGAGTTCGGCCAGGCTGGCGCGGGCGTCGGCCAGTTGTTTTTCCGCCGCCAGGATGGCGGCCAAGGCGGCATCAAGGGCCTCTTGCAAGTTGTCGTTAGTCTCCATCATGTATTTATACCGCATGATGGTGAGCAAAGTCAGTATTTAACTGCGGTGCGGAGGGCTGCATTCTCACATCTTCACCCCGTGGGTGAGATTGCCCAGGGAGGTAATAGCGTCAATTAGTTGTTTGATTACCGCAGATTAGGGGCCACGCGCGCCGTGTGGGTGAGAAAGTGAGATGGGTGAGACCACTTCCAGACCTTTACACATTTATATAAAATGTGTGGGACTTTTGGGAATTCCTCTCACCTTTCTCACCTCTCTATATATATTTTTAAAATATATAATAATTATATATAGATAGCACTCCAATGGTGCCCAATTTCAGGTGAGATTGCATCTCACCTCGGTCTCACCTGGGTGAGATTTCGTCTCCTGTGGGCCACAAGATCAGGGGTGCGGGGCGCGAATTATATTGTATTCGTACTTTACCCTATGGGATACTGCATAAATAAAGACGAACGCCTTGGCCGGTCAGTTCAGGTAAAGAGTTTCACGAGAGTATGCTCTCCGGTGAAAATGGCTCCAGAGGGGACCGGCCAGTCGATAAGCCCTCTGGAGCCATTATTTTGTTTGAAGTCAGTTTATTCGAATCCTGCCACGACCGTCAGCCGCAAACCCTTGAGACGACTTGGGGGGATTTCATCGACCTGATGGAATTCGCCGCCGCCCGTCCGGCGGAGCGATCACAGAAGACTTCTGTGATGGCCTTCACGCCATCAACCTACAGGGCAGGCGCCAGCCGGGCCAAAGCCAACGTTGATCGCGTCAGCATGATCGCCCTCGACATCGACGATGGCGGCTCCACAGCCACTCAGATGGCCAACCGGCTGGCCGCCCATGATCTGGCCTTCATCATCCACTCGACGACCAAATCGACGCTCGACCACAATCGCTATCGCATCATCCTCCCGCTGGCCCAGCCGATCTGCGGCGAGCGATATCCCCATCTCTTCACGGCAGCCCGACAGGCCCTCGACGGCCTTCCGGACCGAGCCTGTAGCGACGCCAGCCGTCTCAATATCCTTCCCAGGCTCTGGACGGGCCAGCCTGACGGTTCGACCGATTGGGATGAGGGTCAGGCCCACCACGCCCTTTTGAGCCGCCACGGCGCCCCTCTGGACGCCGAACGGTTGATCCGACGCTTCCCGGCGCCGCCGGAGCCTTCCGTCGCCACCGTGGCCGTCACGTCGCCCCTCTATCGTCTCGACGCCGATGAGGAATGGAGCCGCTACGTCACGCCACGGATGGTCGAAGCCTATTCTACCGCCCAGCCGGGCGGGCGCCTCTTTCGGTTCATGGCGGCGGTAGCCACGCGAGCCATCGGAAAGGGCCTCCCGATCGACGCCAACCTCCTCGCCGATCTCGCCCAAACGATGAACGCCAACGGCCCTCAACCGTCGCGTCGAACGGGTCTCCGCCGGGAGGCCCAACGCGCCCTCAATCATGCGGCCCAATACGTCGCCGCCCAACCGGCTCAGCCGTCACGCCAAGCCTATTGGCTCAGCCGCCTAAACCCCATCAACCCTTACGGAGACCTATGACCCTACGAGCCGAAATCGACCGCCTGACCGCCGTCAGGCCAACCGCCCAAGACATCGCCGATCTTCTCACCCTGGCCGAACAATCCGCTGACGCCGACCCTTGGGATTGGGCCGACCTCAAGACCCTGCTGATCCGGGAAAACGCCTTCGAAAAGCGCGAAGCCGCCCAAGTCGTCCAACGGATCAAGATCACCGCCGCCCTCGGCTCCTACCCCTACACGCCCAGCGATCTCATCCCCCTTTGGCTGAAGGCCAACGGCTACAGGATTCAGTTCGGCGGCGGCATTCTGAAGGGGCAGGCGGCCCACGATGACAATTATGTCGTGCAGCAAATCAACGAATGGTGCGCCACCTACGCGGGGTCGCAGCGGGCGCCGCTCTTCAGCCCCTCTCTGATCCGGGGCGCGTTTGAGAACCACAAGACCGACAACCGCCGCGAAGTCACCCGTCGCGCCTATGAGGTGGTCAAATACGATTCAGAGGCTGACACCGGCGAACTCGACCGTCTGGCCGCTCTACTGACCCACGATGATCCCCTCGCGCCAATGAGCCATCCGGATCGCATTCGGGTCACCGCCATCGCGATCAAGAATTTCATCTACCGGATCAAAAACCATATGCGGGGTCAGTGGCGTCATTCCTGCCATCTCATGCCGATCTTTCACGGTCCCCAGGGGAGTTCGAAAACCACGGCCATCGACGCCCTTCTCGCCCCCATCGAAGAGGTCGTCTCCCGAACCGACTTCAGCGTCTTCGGCCATGACGCCAAAGAGTTCGATCTCACCGTCTATCCGGTGATGTTTTTTGACGAGATGTCCGGCGCCTCACGGGCCGACTGGACGAAGATCAAACAGGTGATGACTCAGCGTGATCGAACCGTCAGGCAAATCTACCAGGGGACATCGAACCGAACGCTGGTCACGACCTTCATCGGAGCCTCGAACAAAGACATCTCGACCCTGATCCGTGATGACACCGGCGCCCGCCGCTTCATCCAAATCGCGACGCCGCGCCTGAGCCGCCAGGAGGTCATGACGGCCTTCGACATGACGGCCATCTGGCGATCCGTCGATGAAGATGCGGCTGAGCCGCCTCAATATGCCGACGAGGAGACCATCGCCCTGATGGCGAGAGCTATCGCTGGCCAGAGGTTCAAGGGCGCCGTTGAGGAATGGCTGGAGAGCGACGAACTTCCTTCCGGCGCCGTGGAATACAAGACCGTCTTCTCCGCCTATTACCTGCCTTGGCTGGAGAACCATCGGCCAGGTGAAGTCCGTTTCGCTTCAGCCGCCGACCTCAAGACCGAACTCAAACGTCTCATCGACGCCGGTGACGCCCCCACGGTCACCCATACGAGGCCAAAGGGCTACGACCATTTCCGGTTCGGCGATGGGGCGGTCGTGCCGGTGCGTCGCCCTGCCGAGCAATTCTTGCGAGCATAGGTTGTCAACGACAAGCAAACTGAATCATGGCGTATGTCAGAGTCGCGTAAGAGCGCGTCGCCGCTCAGCCCACGATTTGCGAACGCACCTGGGACGACCAAAGCCACCACTTTCGCTTGGCTACGATTCCCATATCGACGGTCTCTGAAAAGCTCACAACACTTTTACTGAGATCGGCCCCATGAATAACAATCTCGTCTTTTCAGTGACTTAGATAGACGGCAGTAGGACTATATTCCTGCCTTCTGCCCATTCCGTCTTGCTTCCCGCTTTTTGTGTCAAAAAGGAGCTTTGCGGTTGGCGCCAATAGCTGAGATTATTGGTTCATGGTGGGTTGACCACCTTGCACGAGTTAGGAGGCGTTTGATGAAGTGCGTCCCCGATTGCGTCCGGAGGTCGGCCTAAAGGGCCAGCCCCGCAACTGACTACCTACAATCGAAACGAGGAGAAGCGGCGATGGAAATCGACCGACTGAACGAGTGCGTCTCAAGTGTTCTCGACATTCATCTTTGTGACGGAGCTTCCAGCTTCGCGTTCTCGCCGGGTTACTCAATGAGGTGTCGCCGTGATTGAGTTCGCCATTTCTGCCCCCAACCGACATCGAGTAGCCTGGATCGTCGTCCTGATCGGCATCTCATTGCTCATTAGATCGGGAGACAGTCCACCCAAACTGGAGAAGGTGCCTGGCGGCGAGACTGACAAGTCAGTCGCCCAGCCGATATCGGGCGCCACCCATGCGAACCTTCCACCCCAAGCCTATGTCATCGTCATCGGCCCAGACGGAAGGGTGACGACGGTCCCAATCCCAGCGATGGGGTGATCTGCCTTGCCGGTGGGCGGCGATCAGGATCGCTCACCGGACAGGGCACTGAGTTAACGCCCCACTTAACTCACTGATGCTCGCAATAAATATCTCCGAACCCCTCAGGAGATACAAATGAGCATCGAAGAAAAACTACAACAGGATTTAGAAGACGCCCTCTTCTATTATCCGACTTACGTCCATCCCATCGTCACGGCTGACGATTACGACCCACGTTGGTGGGAGGGCCTGGACCTTTGAAGAAATCGATCTCAATGATAGTGTCAGTCCAGATGGAGCCGACGACGGACCCAACGATCCTCGCCGCCAAGCGCGAAAGCGTTCGGAAGCACGCCGCGACGTTCCTTGACGACTGCGCGGCTAGGCGTCGTCATCGTCCGACCAACGCCCGCGATCTCTCGCCAGCTTCATCACGCTGGCCGCGACCGTCAGGAGTCCGATGACGCCCGCGTCGGTCCACTCGATGGGCTGACCCGTCAGGCTCAGGCGGGTGATGAGATAGCCGCCGACCAACATCGCTCCCCAGACCATCACGCGAGTCTGACTGAGCCGCCTCGGCTGACCGCGTTTCGCATCCTCCAGAATGGCGAGGAAATCGAGCGCACGGATGGTCCAAGCCCATGCCCAGGCCAAACCCACGGCCCAGGTCAGCCGCCAGCTCAGCATCGGCCAGCCTCTTTCAAAAGGCGTTCGAAGAAGGTCGCCTCAATGATGACCAATGGCGCCCGGCGATCACCCTTGATGAAGACCACGGGTTCAGCCCGATGCATCGACTTTGAGGCGTGGCGGGCCGCCTGATCCCAATCGCGATAGACCGATGGTGACTTCCTGGCCTTGCACTCGATGGCCAACCCCACGGCCCGCTGAGCCGCAGGTGACATGATGATGTCGGCGCCCGTCGAACCCATCGGGCATGACCTCACATCATCGGGCGCCAATGTTGGCCACAACGCCAAAACCCAATCTCTGACCCATTGTTGAAGGCGGCGTCCCTTGGCCTTCGATGAAGAAATCTGCATGACGATATTTAGACGCCAGTGAGCGAATGAAAGTCGTCAAGCAATAACTAATATGACGAAATCAGTTGACGGTCATCCGTCATCGTGTATAACGGCGTCATGTTCGGCTGGTGATGCTACTGAGGTTCGATTCCTCAGCGGATGCGGTGAAGGGTCTGACGGCCTTTCCTCACGACTCTCGATCCTGAGGGCGTGTCGCATCGTGACCCAGCTAGAAGATGTCCAACATCGCAACCACATCGTCGCAAGTCGGCGCCTCTGAACTATGGGCAGAACTCGTTGATGCCCTTCGTCGCAAACGTATTCAGACACCGGACGGGCAAAGAGTAGGTTTCGACCGAGACGAGATCGCGAGCCTATCCATACCGGTTTACGATATGCGGGACATTGGCGGCGCCATGCGTCACGTTTCCCCAGAGGACGTGGCAGACTATATGGCTCAGTCCATTCCGATGCGGGCATTGATCGGGCTGAGCAAAACTCCAAGCGGACGGGTCTATTCCACGATCGTCATCCCTGATCGGGATGGCGAGTCTTTCATGACCTTCGTTCGCCAGGATGGCGAGTGGCAGATTGTCAGGTCTCGTGATGTGGACAGCGATCACGTCGCGATTTCGATCTCGAACCTACTGATCGATGATGCAGAGGCTAACGTCGAATTCGTTGATTGCCCGAAACTTGATCGTGTGAACCGGGGGCGAGCAAGAGCCGGACTACCGCCGCTCCAACGTGCTCGCGTCATCAGCCTTTCGACGCCTCGTCGCATCACCTTGGGCCGCGCTCAAGAAAGGCAATCTCACGGCGGAACCCATGCAAGACCAGTCGAGCACATTCGCACGATCAGTGACCGCTGGATTCACCCCAAGAACCGCCGTCCATACCGGCGACGCGCCAAGGTGATTGTCATCAACAAGGGCGTAAACCGTGTCACGGAGGTGCGTCCATGACCATCTCCGCCATTCTTGAACAGTACACCGACGCATCTCCTGACCTCATCGAGCGTCTTACCCTGCTTATCCGTCGAGAGCTTGAAGCCGACGAGGTCTCCAGAAGGTGCGAGAGGGCCATTCGTGCGGCGCGTATGGCTCAGGCTCAGCGTCTCGACGCCCTGATGGCCGACGCCGCGTCAGAGGCCGCTCCTGAGCCTCAGAGGGCCAAGCCGAAACCCAAGGCTCCCGATCCCGCGAAGCAAAAAGCGTGGGTGACCCGCCGTGCCAAAGCCCTTGCCAAAGCCGATGCGGTGATGCTCGCCCACCTCAATCGCTCCGGTCGTATCGCTCCAGCGGAATGGGCGAAAGTCGAGACGATGATCCGCCAGGCCCTCGATCCATCGGCCACTGGACCGGAGCGGGAGACCTTCAGACGCAAGGCCGTCGAACTGATTGAGAAAAGGCTGCCCTCGGATATTCCCGACGAATTCAAAACCTGGGTGAAGGCATCGAAGACGTTCCTCGAAAAGGGCGTTGGGCGATGAGGCGAGCCGACCCCGAAACGACCTTCAGGGCGGCTCTTCAGGTTGGCGTTCTCGCGATGCTGATCGGCACAATTTCCACGATCACGCCCGTTCAGAAAATCATCGAGACCACGATGACGAACTGGGCGACGGCGAGGATCGCCGCCACGCCGATAAGCAATAGTTCAATGCGATCTCTGCCACCCGATTTCATCGGCAGCCTTCCCACACCACACGATCCGCGCCACCTTGACGGTAAACGGAGGGGCAAATGAGACATCTGGTCATCATCACCACAATGGCGGCGGGCCTTGCGGCTTGTGAGTTCATACCCCTCACGCCGCAAAACCGGATCGCCGATGCAAAGGCGCGAATTTCAATCCATTCGGCTGATCCCACGACAATCCGTTGGAGTGGCGTGAAGGAATATCGGGGCGCCGTCTGCGGTACCTTCAACGCCCAAGAGGAGGGCTATCCGATCCGAACTGAACTGGTTTGGACGGGACCCCGCCAGTTCGTCACTATAAAGGGCGCGCCTACGGTCGTTGACGGCTACTCTGACTGTGAGACCGACGTTGCGGCAGCCGCCCGATGCCTGAATGACGGTGACGCCGAAAAGGTTCGGGAGGCGGTTGCATCCTGCAAAGCCTATCAGGCGGAGCAACGTCGCCAGTCTCAGGAACAGATAGACGAGATATTCAAAAGCAGCGGACTGGTTCAAAGCGGTTCATTGGAGCGAGATCAAATAACGCTCGATGAACGGTTCAAACAGTCGGATCGTGGCCCCCAGAACTACATGGACTACGATCAGCTATCCCATAAGCTTGGCGCGGACCGCCTTTGGGACCGAACATACAACGCCCATATGCGTTCGCTTCCTGCCGGTGCGACCACGGCTCAAAAAGTCGCGGCGGCTGCCGAGGCGGTCAAGTCCGCTAACGCGGCGGCTGAAGCGTATCTGGCTGAGAAGGGCTACCGATAACGGTCATCGCCCGCCTTCCGGCGCCCGGCGTTGTCGCAAGAGGTCGCCCAGCGGTCGCCCGTTGAGGCGACAAACGGCGATCACCCTGTCGTAGGAGATCACGCGGCCCGATCGGCCCCGGCGGGCCGTGCATTGCACCTGACGACCCATCGCGACGCGGCGAAGGGCATCACGGCCCTCCCGCCCACGCGGTTCATTGAGTTCAGGCGCGTTGAAATCGGCGAGCCTGACCTCAATCCAAGTCTGTGGGTCAGTCGTCGCACTGACGCATAGCGAGTCGCCGTCACCGACATATCTCACGATCCCGCTGAAGGCTTGCCCTGGGCGATTTGGGAGGCGACCTTCACACGGATCAGCGTGAGCGGTGGTCGCCGACGCGGCCAAGACGAAGATTGCGAGAATGTGCGGGCGATATTCCACGACGGGCCGCTTTAGCTGGGCTGAAATCCATCGCGCCCTTTCGACCTACGGTGAGGTCAAAACGGCTCCGCTGAATCTGGAGCCGAACGATGACGTGAGGCCAACGACGAGACAAGTCACGGCCCGTCTCGACGATGATGGCGGCTGGATCGTGGAAGCGAAACGCTGGGGCTTAATTCCGTTTTGGCGTGGCGGAAAACCCGTGAAGGATTCCCAACAGGGCAAGGGCGACGGATTCAAGCTGACGACCTTCAATGCCCGAGTCGAAACCGTCTCGACCGCCGCCACCTTCCGGGAATCGTTCAAACGCCGTCGCTGCATCGTCCCGGCCTCATCGTGGTTCGAATGGACCGGAGAGAAGGGGTCTAAGGTCAAGCATCGCTTCACGCGGGCCGACCACGGCCTGATCTGGTTCGCAGGAATCCACGACACCGTTCAGACGACCGATGAGGGCCAGGTCGATTCCTTCACCATCCTGACCGGTCCCTCTGAGGGATGGCTGGCCGACTATCACGACCGGGCGCCGGTGATCCTCGACGAAGCCGATTGGGCGACGTGGCTCGATCCGACGAAGGATGCGACGGGGTTGTTTGAGGCCGTCCGACCGGAGCGGTTCATTTTGGCCTAAAGCGTTGATCTTAAACGTCACCCCTAAAGCGTCGGCCTAAATCGTCCCCTGGACCTAACATAGTCCGAATGGGAGACCCCCAATATGGACTACATCGAACTCATCGGCATCGCCGCCGCCGTCATTCAGGTCATCATCGGTCTGATCCCCCGCGTGGCTCAGCCCGCTTCCTCGCAATCAGTCACAATCGTGAACTCACCCGGCACGACGGTGACGATCAACCAGGACAGGGGCGAAGCCAATGGCTAA